GAGTACGAGGACTAGCGCCAGCGCGTTCACTCATGCCTCCCTAGCCCATGGTTTCGCGGCTTGAGCCGGGCTTGTGGCGGTTGCGCCAGAATACCGGTCCGAAGGCATATGGCAACATATCTTGGCGAGGCCGCAAAAAGAAAGCGCACCGAGCGGCGTGGGAAGAAGCCAATGGACCAATTCCTTCTGGGAAAAAAGTCTGTCATCATTGCGACGTCAGGCTCTGCATTAACGCTCTTCATCTATTCCTTGGTACATCCAAGAACAACAGTGAGGACATGGTGGCCAAAGACCGGCATGCCCGCGGCGAACGTTCGGCGAATGCCAAATTGACAGACGAAAAGATACGAGCCATTCGCGCCGATACTAGGCCACAAGTGGTGATTGCCAAAGAACACGACATTGGTCGTCCGAACGTTTCGATGATTAAGGCAGGTCTGATATGGAAGCACGTCGCCTAGAGGCTGGTCCATGGAAAGACCGGGAGGAATTTTCCGTTTGGTGGCACGAGAACGTGCCCGCGTTCAACCGGCTATCAGTGACCGATCCGGATCAGTGGGAAGAAATCGCGCAAGCCGTCGAGAAGTTTCAGAAGGAAAATCCGCAGTGAGATCCCTTGTCCTGCTTGTCGCTCTTGCCTTGGCGGCGTGCTCGCCCGGCAATGCCTGCAACAGCTACGGCTTCACGAAAGGCACGACGGCGTATGCGCAGTGTGTCCAGGCGGAGGCGCTTGGGGCGCAGCAGCGGGCGGCGATTCTGGCGAAGTAAGGCAGCGCCATGACCAAGGGCATACCCGAGCAGATCATCGGGAAGGCAATCGACGGCGCATCTTCGATGGAAGGGCCGCGCTGGTATCGAGAGCTTCCTGCATTGGCAACTGCAGTCCAATCCGCCCTCCTTGCAGCCGGATACGTGATCGTACCGCGGGAACCGACAGAGGCGATGATCGACGCAGCCTTCGATCAGATGGATTGGGGGCCATCCGGATATTTCGATGCGCCACAAGGCTCGTCCGATGCTGCCAAGTGCTGGGCTGTCATGCTCGACGTCGCCCTGAAGGACAAGCCATAGCCGGTCTACGGATTCCGCAGTCTGTGATATGCTGCGGGGATGACGGATGACGAAATCGGGTCTCTGCTGGCCGCCCAGAACGAAAAACTGGAGCGAATCGCTGTCGCCTTGGAAAGCATGGTACCCCTCAGCGAGCGCACCGCATGCGCCCTTGAAGTCGCGCCGGCGCTTTCTCCACCGGGCGGCTCGCTCCAGCCGCCGCGGCGGCCGGGGCAGATGTGAGCAAGGCGCCCTCCGGGCTTATCGAGGCCGGCAATCGTTGGCGCGAGAAGCCGAGCACGATGGTGCGGGAGCTTTTCGGTGTCACGCCGGACAACTGGCAGGAAGAGGCGCTGGATACCTATCCGAAGGTGAAGCGCCTGGCGATGAAGGCGAACAAGGGCCCAGGCAAGTCGGCAACCGAGGCATGGGTCGCGTGGAACTTCCTGCTGACGCGGTCGCAGCCCAACATCATCGCTACGTCGATCTCCGGCGACAATCTCAAGGACGGCCTGTGGAAGGAGATGAGCTTCTGGTACGGGAAGTGCCCGCTCCTGAAAGAGGCGTTCAACATTACCAGCACGCGCATCGAGTCGAAGCAGGATCCTCGCAACTGGTTCATGTCGGCGCGCACATGGCCCAAGAAGGGTAGCGCGCAGGAGCAGGCCGACAGCTTGGCGGGTTTTCATAGCGAGAACACTCTGGCCATCCTCGATGAGGCCGGTGGCATCCCGGACGGTGTGATGGCGGCCGCGGAAGCGACGATGGCCGGTCCGGGCGAGCATCACATCATCATGGCCGGCAACCCGACGCACCGGGAGGGACCGCTTTGGCGAGCCTGCACGACGAACGCCCATCTGTGGAAGGTCATCACGATCACGGGCGACCCGGACGATCCGAAGCGCTCGCCGCGCGTGCCGATCGAATGGTGCCGCGAGCAGATCGAAACCTACGGGCGCGACCATCCCTATGTGCTGGTGAACGTCTTTGGCGAGTTCCCGCCGCATTCGTTTAATGCGCTGATCGGCGACGACGAGATCGACGCGGCCATGTCGCGGCACTACCGGGAGCACGATCTTGTCACCTACCCGCGCATCCTGGGCATCGACGTCGCCTATATGGGCGACGATCAGTCGGTGATCGCGCGCCGCCATGGGCTGCAGGCGTTCCCGTTCATCCGGCGCCGCCAGGTCGAGAACGGCCGCGCCGGCGCGACGCTGACCAACCGCATCTGGGAAGAGTTCCGGGCGGATGCCGCATTCATCGACGCGACCGGCGGCTTTGGGCTGTCGTGGTACGACTGCCTGAACGACCTGGGCCGCGCGCCCATCCCGGTCGGCTTTGCGCAGAAGGCCAGCCAAGACGATCGCTACTACAATCGCCGTGCCGAGATTTACTTCCTGCTGATCCAGTGGATCCGGCAGGGCGGGGCACTCCCGCCGATGGATGCCGAGGGCTCGCGCGAGCTGAAGAAGGCGCTGGTCAATACGACGTTCACGATCAAGGGCGACCGGCTGCTGCTGGAGGAGAAGGCTGACATCAAGTCGAAGATCGGCTTCTCGCCGGATGAAGCCGATGCTTTGGCGCTGACATTTGCCGAGCCGGTTGCGGTGAAGGCCCAGATGCGGCCGGCGAACCGGAATGCAGCTTCGGACTGGAATCCGTTCCGCAATTCGAGCGGGATTGAGGGTGGTCGCGGTAATGCGTATGCTACCATGGACTGGAACCCGTTTCGGTGAGGCTCTGAATGTCCGTCCTATTCGGCGGTGGTGCCGCCGCCGCCGGTGCCGCTCCCGCACCACCGCCTCCTCCGCCCCCGCCCATCTCCGTGGCATCAAGCTCCGTGACGGCTGCTGCTGCTGCGGTACGAGCGGCGGCCGCCGGCGCCGGGGGTAGCCCGAACGTGCTGAGCGGATCGCAGGGCGCGGCCAACCCGACGACAACGACGGGCAAGAGCACATTGAGCGGGGTCACATGAGCCCGCGCATTGACATAGTCGGGCAGCGATTTGATCGCCTGACGGCCATTCGACCCGTGGTGGGTGGATGGGAGTGCCGCTGTGAATGCGGTAATACACGAATTGTGCGAGGGGCCGGCATCCACACCGGCAACCCGGCGGCATGGAAACTGGCCGCCACTACGCTTGGCTTGTGCTGGGTCTGCTATGCAGGAGAATATCTCTCGGGGTATGGCGAGTCCTTCCGTCGGGCAGCCATGGTGGCATCTGGCATGTCCATCCTGACCGGCGTGGCCGCTGGCCTCGCACTGCTCTTGGTCTAGCCGTGGCCGACAGGTCGAAGCTCTATGACAATCCCGCGCCAAAGGAAGACGAGGGCGAATCGTGGAAGCACTTCAAGACCGGCAAGGCATTGAAGGAGAAGCGCGGCGACCGGCGGACGATGGATGGCAAGGAATACGAAGCCGTCGGGCATTCCCATGAGGAGCCTGAGAAATTCCGTTCGATGAAGGATGAAGAGGGCGACGCTGGTAGCGGCACGCTGCGCGGCAAGCCCTTCGACCGCACGACCAACGACGGGATTCTCTGGCATGAAGTCAAAGAAAAGCCGGTGTCCTGATGCCCCTCGATAGCACCCCGGCGTCCGGTCACGCACTGTACGAGTCGATGGGGGCGCCGCTGCTCACGCAGCAGGCGCCGACTCGCAAGCCGGATACCGGGCTGGGCCCGGCATGGTGGCCCCAGCTCTACAATCACATTGAGATGCGCCGGAACGGACTGCGGTCGTGGCGCTGGTCGTGGCTGCTGCACTGGCAAGCGCTCGCGAGCATGTTCCTGCCAAAGCGGTGGGGATTTCTCAACGTTGTGGCCAACCGCATGTGGAGAGGCAATCCGGCGAACGATCAGATCGTGGACTCGACGCCGCTGCAGGCGGTGCGAGTGTGCGCGGCCGGCATCTGGACTGGCCTCATGTCGCCGACGCGGACATGGTTCCAGATGGCGCTGGCTCTTGGCCAGGCGCAGCTCGACGAAGCGGCGAAGGACTGGCTCGAAGACACCAGCATGCGGATGGACGTCGTCCTGCATCAATCGAACTTCTACACCGAGGCGGCGCAGCTCTGTCAGGACACGGTGGTGTTTGGTACGTCGCCGATGATCATCTACGAGGATGCCGAGACGGTGATCCGCTGCTACCTGCCGTGCCCGGGCGAATACTATCTCGGCAACGGCGCGCGCTTCACTGTCGATACGCTGTACCGCGACTTCACCCTGACCATCCTCCAAGTGGTCGAGATGTTCACGCTGGAGAAGTGCCCCGAGTCGATCCGCATGGCCTACCTGAATGGTGGAACGTCATGGGACGGCGAGGTCGTCATCTGCCACGCGATCGAGCCCAACACGGAGCTTGGCGGCAACGGCTGGAAGAAGGGCGTCCGAGTCCTTCCGGCGCTGTTCACCTACCGCGAGGTCTATTGGGTGCGCGGCCAGCAGGACAAGCAGCCCCTCTCGATCTGCGGCTTCCGGGAGAAGCCGTTCGCGGTTGCTCGCTGGGCGAAGCGGAGCAATGAGCCCTACGGCGCCAACTCGCCGTGCATGGAAGCGCTCGGCGACAGCAAGCAGGTCCAACTGGAGAGCTTGCGCAAGGCGGAGTTCATCGAGAAGGGCGTGCGGCCGCCGATGGGCGCCGACCCGACGTTGAAGAACGAGCCGGCCAGCATCGTGCCCGCCACGATCACCTACGTGGACACGAGCAACGGCAAGAAGGGCTTCTGGCCGTTGTTCGAGCCGGATGCACAGTGGCTTGCGGGCTTGGTGGCGGACATCGACAAGGTGGTCGCCCGCATCCAAGCGTGCCTGTACGTGGACGTGTTCCTGGCGATCACCCGGATGGCGGGCGTCCAGCCGCGCAACGAACTGGAACTGACCAAGCGCGATCTGGAGCGGCTGCAGCAGCTCGGGCCATTCATCGAACTGTTCCAGACCGAGTTTGCCGGCCCCGCGCTGACCCGCGTGTTCGAGATCATGCGCCGGCGCGGTATGCTGCGTCCAATGCCGCCGTCGCTTCGCAATCTGCCGCTGAAGATCGAATATCAGTCGGTGAACAAAATCGCTCAAGAATCTGCCGAGGCGGTGGCATTGAAGGACTTCCTCACGTCGATGGGCGCGGCCTCTGCGGCGGCGAAGGCGGCGACCCTGCCGGACCCGCTGCGCATCGTCGACCTGACCGAGTGGACCCGCGCCATGGCCTACGCGACGCATATGAAGTCGAAAATTCTGCATACCCAGCAGCAGGTCGAGGAGCAGGACGCCGCTCGGCAGCAGGCGATCGAGCAGGAGAAGCAGACCGCGATGGCGCCGGTGGCGACGAAGGAAATGGTGGACGCGGCCCGGAATTTGTCTGAAACAAAACTAAACAATGGCAGCGCATTGGATGCTATAGTTGGCTCCAATGCGTACCCGGGCCAGTAGACAAAAATCAGTCCCTCTCAAAATCGGTGATCGCGTCGGCCGCCTCACGGTGATCGGCCCGTTGATCTGGATCAAGAGAAACACTCATTGCCTTATGCGATGCGACTGCGGAACGGAGTTCGCTCCGCAGCGATCGGCGCTACGAGATGGCAGGACGACGTCCTGTGGATGCCGCGGTCGGGAAGATCGTCTCAGGCTCAACACGATCCATGGGCAGTGTCCACGGGCAGGGCGATCCAGCGAATATAATGCTTGGGCAAGCATGGTGCAGAGGTGCAACAATCCAAACTCGGCCGCCTACGAATACTACGGCGCTCGCGGGATATCGGTTTGCGAGCGCTGGCAATCTTTCGAGAACTTCTTTGCCGACATGGGAGAGCGGCCTCGCCAGACATCTCTTGATCGTAAGGACAACGATGGGAACTACGAGCCCGACAACTGTCGCTGGGCGACGCGCAAAGAGCAGATGCGTAACACGAGGGCTACGGCACAGATCATGGTGGGCGGGCGCTCTGTGTGCGCAGCAGAGGCGGCTGAGATTGCCGGCATCCACAGTGGACGAATTTACGGTATTCTGGCGCAACCGCCACAAGCCCGGCTCAAGCCGCGAAACCATGGGCTAGGGAGGCATGAGTGAACGCGCTGGCGCTAGTCCTCGTACTCGTAGTCGGGATCATCAACCTTGCGGAAGCGAAAGGTGGAAGGATTGTACACCCGACAGAATGCGGTCAAGAAAGTGTGCCCCATTTCGTCGGCGTAAGCGATGTACCCATAGAAGAAGAGAGATGGGCCGCTCCTATTCTGGTCCTCGATTGCGTACCCAGTATAGGCGAGGGGAAAGGACACGCGCTCTTGGATGGCCCCGGCATCGAAGGCGTCCATCATTTCGATGTCTTTTGCGGCTACGAAAGTTGGCGGGGGCAGAGGCCGACCGGACAGCAAGAATTCTGCCTTGCCCGATCCGCCCCTGATGATGGCTTTGCTACCCCCAGCATTGAAAACCGTGAACCTTATCGTAGCGGGTTGGTCCGGTCCGCCGACGCAATGAAACTCGCGCAAACGAATATGCGGGCGATGGGTAGCGACGAACTCGCTCTTAGCGGTGCGGGCAGCATCTCGGGCGAGACGCCACGTTACAAAGAACAGAGCGGCGGTAAAAAGCGCCAAGGGGATGGTTACCCATACGAGCCACCACTCTGGCCCCATGAAATCCCGATTTGGCTGCTCTTGGGGTTCTTTTGGGGCGGCTTGGGCCTCCTGGCTTGGCGGGGTCCCTGTAGCGTGCTGCCGTGGAGTGCTTTGACCGTGGCGCTCGCCTTGTCGGTCACTCATTACGCAGGCGAAGAAGCTACCGCCCACCGCAAATCCCAGCACAGCAGCGAGCACGATCCACGGCACGAATATTCGAAGGTGCATGTCTCCCCCTGAGCGGGAGCTTACACAACCGCCGCGTCGACAACGGCTCACAGGTGCATCAGATCGGCCGCCTCGCGCTGCATCGAGGAAAGTCGCCCGACTTC